GCGCATTTTGCCACTTTTCCGCTGAAGCTCGTTATTCCTTGTATTTTAGCAGGAAGCCGTGAAGAGGACGTTATACTCGATCCGTTTTTCGGTAGCGGAACTGTAGCAGAAGCGGCATCCCTCTTAAATCGGAACTGGATAGGTATTGAATTAAGTTCTGCCTATCAGAATCTTTATAAAAAGCGATTAGCGCTTTTTGCGTAAATAAAATAGTATGAAAAATGAAGCATTTAATATTGACTGCATAGATTATATGAGAAAATGTAGCAATAAACAATTTGATCTTGCTATTGTAGACCCTCCTTATGGGGTTGAAGACATGACAGGAAAAAAGTTTGCGCATGGAGGAGGAAAATTAAAAAATCGTATTTTAAATAAAAAAGCTGATGATGTAACTCGTTGGGATAAACCACCTAAACCTGAATATTGGAAGGAACTTTTTAGAATAAGTAAGTATCAAATTATCTGGGGCGGTAATTATTTTGATTTGCCGCCTTACCGCTGTCCTGTAGTTTGGGATAAAGTACAACCTTTTAAAAACTTTTCAGCTGTTGAAATTGCTTGGACTAACTTTAATGAACCTGCAAAATTGTTTCGGTTTGATAATCGATATTCAGGGAAAATACACCCTGCTCAAAAACCTGTTGAATTATATAAATGGCTTTTAATGATTTTTGCAAAGACCGGATACAGTGTACTCGATACACATTTAGGTTCAGGTTCAAGCCGTATCGCAGCCTATGATATGGGTTTTGATTTTGTAGGCATTGAGATTGATCCTGATTGCTTTCAAGCGCAAGAAGCGCGTTTTAACGAGCACCGGCAACAGCTTTCTCTATTTGAGTTTGCAGGCGGACAAATACAAGACGATCTTGCCTTGTAACAATTACTTTTAAAAAATGCTCGGCTTACGCTTAAAGACTTTGTAAGTCTCACCGCTTCACATTTTGGCAGCAAGAAAAAGAAAGGCAAGCACGCCGCGCAGCAGCATTAATCAATGCGCAAACAATAAAATTTAAGGGAGCTTAAAGATGGCTGAAACTTTTATCTTTTATGAAACCTTTGCAAAACAATTAAAACTATTAGATAAAGAATTGCGCTATAGGTTTTATGAAGCGATTGTTGAATACGGGCTTTATGGTACAGCGCCTGATTTCACGGGGCTTGAGGCGTGCGCATGGCTTCCAATACAAGAAGCTATCGACAATGCCAAAGCCCGCCGTATAAAAAACACCGAAGACGGGAAAAGAGGCGGACGGCCTGAAATACCGCAAGAAATACAACAGGCAGTCTGTGAAGATTTACAAGCAGGGATGACGCAAAAAGAAACCGCTGAAAAACATGGAGTATCACAACAAGTTGTATCAAAAATTAAAAAAGAGGTTTATGGTACCACGTACTATAAACCCTCATCGAATACCACAAACCTTGATGTAGATGTAGATGTAGATGTAGATGTAGATGTAGATGTAGATGTAGATGTTAATGGTGATGGTAATGTTGATGAAATAGTATCCCCACCGGAAGAACCGGACGGGGATGTAAACCCTGCACCTATTAAAAAAACACAAATAATTCCGGAACAAGCGGAGCGTTTAGCGCACCTACTCTATGACCGCCACCGGCAGGTAGATCCTCACTTCACTACCAGTCAAAAGCATATCGAGCAATGGGCGAGGGATATCGAAAAACTCAGTCGTATTGATAAACGCAGCTATGAAGACATTGAAAAAGTAATCCGTTGGGCTAAAACGGCGGGGAACTTCTGGTGTCCAAATATCATATCCGGTTCAAAGCTGCGAGAAAAATATCCGCAGGTATTTTTGCAAATGCAACAGCAATACACCCGCTCCCCACCGGAAGGAAAGAATAAGCGATTCGATTGCAATGTAACCGGCACTCAAGAAGAGATGCCGTTTTAAGCTCAAGGAGGAATTATGCGCACATGTGAAATAGAGCAAGCAAAAAACTATATTCCGCGCTTTCGCGGCAGAGAGGAAACCTTTCACTGTGAAAAGCACGGAAATGTGCAGGTAATGCACCTAGAAGGATCGACCAAGCCGCCTAAATGCCCCTTGTGTATACAGGAGCGTGAAGAACAAAAAAAACGAGAAAAACTTGAAGAGCAGCGAATAAAAGAGCTCAAAGCAATGGGCATCCGCGACAAATATTTTAACGAAAGTTTTATCACGTATGAGCCGCAAAATGAAAAAGCAGCGCAATATCTTCACGATCTTTATGAGCTTGCCAAAAATCCGCGCGATACATTCGTGCTGATGTACGGTAATAGCGGCACGGGCAAAAGCCACCTTGCAAGCGCGGCGGTTGTTTTAAATAACGCGGAGTATACGACATGGCAATTTTTAGATTTGAGAATTCGATCGACGTATAACAGTTACGCGGCAAAAAAAACGGAATACCAGATGATAATGCATTATTGCACTATTCCGTTTCTTGTTATCGACGAAATCGAGAAAGGAAAGAACGAAGAAGCGAAAAGCAACTGCTTATCGCTTATTTGTCGTGAACGGCACGAACGCAATCGCCCGCTCTGGCTTGCGGGTAATTGTAATTACGAGTGGGTAAAAGAAATGCTTGATAGCTCTGTAATTGATCGGCTAAAAGAAAAGGGTAAGTCGTTCAATTTCGACTGGGAAAGCTACCGTCCGAAGCTGCGGGAAGCGGAAGTGATTTAGAGAGGAGGGAGAAAAATAAAATGCTAACTTTTCCACTGAAAAAAGAATGGTATGAAAAAATCAAAAGCGGTGAGAAGACGGTAGAGTATCGGGAAATAAAACCGTATTGGACGCAAAGGATTTCCCTCGCTGTTTTAAAATATGGGGAACATCATTGGGATTTTGATAAGAAGCCACATATCTTTGATAATTTTCCTGTCCCCTGTATTTTTCGCTTAGGCTATACCAAAGAAATACTAAAGGCATGGATTACAAAGATTGAAATTGTAGACGGTAAAAATACTGATTTACATATCGATAAACCGGTGTATGCCATACATCTCACTCATGTTACGGAGGTAAATAAATGAAAGAACAAAATTTAATTGAATTGAAAAAATGTAAAGGGTATCAGACTTTATCACAAGCGGTTGAGCAAGATATTGCTCGCAACCAGAAAAATACAGAATATGCAGAAAAATTAAACTGGGTAATAGACAGAGTGCTGCATTATGCAGAAAAACTAAATCTGTCCGCCTCTGAACTTTTGAATAAATGGGAAGAAAAACGAGATTATTGGTATATGAACTATTATCAAGATTGTAATATGCCAAAAATTGAAGAGGGTAAAGTTTTTGTTTTTGACACTGTAGATGATTTTCTAAAATCCATTCCTTCTAAGAAGTTTATTTGCCCTTACTGTAAAGGAATTACAACAAACCCTTACGAGTGTAATTCAGGAATCAAAAAAGATAATAAAACTTGCGATTGGAAAGTTTACGGTCTTTTTGATTTGGAACACGTAACAGTATTTGTTAAAGATAAATTGCGGTTTGATAAAGTCTTTACCCCGGTAGATTGGGAAGAAGGAGCAAAAATAAAATGACCATTGAAGAAATGAAAGCGAAAGGGTTTAAGCGGTACACAGGGGTTATCGAGAAACTGATCGTTACTAATGAAGTTGAAGTGTGGGCAAAGGACTTGGATGATGCAAAAAAAATACTTGAAAACGCTGCTGAAGAATTATCGGATTACGCTTTTGAAGATTGGGAATCGCTGGAAGTTCAACGGGTTGATAAAAGTATCTGTGAACCTCGTCGCATTGCCGCAGCACAATCAACGGTAACGGATTTCAACGAAGATTTTTACAAAAGTGAGGAGGAATGATAATGAGCACTGTTGTAGGTTTTATAATGAATTTTCTTGTATCTGTTTTAGTGGCTTGTGTGCTTAATTTCCACTTTTCTGAAAAAAGACGGTATCGAGCATTAAAAAAATTGAATGCGCAACTGGACATTATTTTAAAAGTTGCTGAACTGAAAGATAAAGGAATACCAATTCCGAATCATATACAGCGTTACATTAGAGAGCTGTATAAAACGACAGAGGTGGAGGCATAAACAATGGTGAAAGGGTTCAAAGGGTTTAATCAGGATTTGACCTGTAGAGGATTTCAGTATGAAATCTGCAAGACGTATGAATACGATGGGAATATTGAGCTCTGTAGTCAAGGGTTTCATTTTTGCAGAAAATTACAAGACGTGCATGATTTTTACAACTTAAAAGAATCACGTATCTGCGAAATTGTAGCAGATGGCAAAATTATCGATGATGATAAAAAATCTGTATGTGCACGGATAAGTATTATACGAGAGCTATCACGTGAAGAGATTGATGCAGCAGCAAACACCGGTGAAGACAATACAGGGGTATTCAACAGCGGAGACCGGAACAGCGGGAACTGGAACAGCGGATATTTTTGTGCTTGTAATAATTCTTCCGGTGTTTTTATGTCTAAAAAAGTCGTATACGAAGCCTTTAATAAACAGCTTACCAAAGAAGAATACGATGCTCTGATAGAAAGTGAAGGTTTTACGCTTTTATGCCGCTTTAGATTGTGCTTATTCAAAACTCGTACCACAAAGAACGGACAGAAACGCCTTGCTTGTTTATCCTACAAGGCAAGCTGGCGCATGTTTTGGCAAAAGCTTACACCAGAACAAAAGTTGACTATTAAAAAGATGCCGCATTTTGATACGAATGTTTTTTATGAGATAACCGGTATTAGACTGGGAAAATTACACAAAGAGGAATAAACCATGGAATTTGATAAATCACGTGTATTTTCCGCAGTTAATGCGGATGAATTACCCATTGGCAGTAAATGTATTTTTGCAGATACCTTAGGTGCTTTAAGTGCAAAAGTACAAAGTGAAGAATACAAAGATTTTATCACTATATTAAAGCGTATATATAATGATGGTTTTTACAATCGCTTTGATACTGGGGATGATTTGTTCCGCTTTGCTTATCTTATTGAGTCTTCCTCAAAACCTATGTACAAGCAGTTTGAAAGTGTTGAAAAAGCGATGGAAGCGATATGGCAACATGACAGGTGGATTAGAGATACTTCACATAACATTTTTCTTGTAAGCGGATACTCTGCTGAGTTTGTCGAAGTTTCAGATCATCTAGGTGATTACTGGAAAAGTTTAAGCGACTTATTCCATTATTATGTCTTTGACGACGATGGCAGCCCCTGCGGGGAATTGGTGGAGGAGTAAATAAAATGAAAAGATTTGCAACACATAGAGAGCTTGCAAAATGGTGCGCACAAGGGAAAGGAGAATGGATGCACCGACCATCTAATTCAGGCACTGTGTATACGATGTATAAATATAACGAAGGTGAAGCGGATTGCTGTATCACAGAACATGCAATAACAAAGCAACGGATTGTCGTTCGGCGTTGGAACAGTATGGAGTGGAACGCTCCGACAAAGGAATATTTATATGACAACGCTAAAGGGACTGAGATATATGAACACTAAAAAAGAAAAGCGTATATATTACGATCCTTCGGATATGGAACTCCGTTCATCAGCGCTTTGTTTTTCGATGAAGTTTAAGGGCGATGTGGCAACGAGCGAATTTCTCCGTTATAACGTTATCTCCCGTCGCGGCGATATTATTGAATTGTATATCGAAGAAAAAGATATGTATGTGCACCTGTCATTAGCCGATTTTTTGCGCTGCATTAAAAATTATGAGAATGACAAATGACCTACCTATCCGTCTGCTCCGGTATAGAAGCGGTAAGCGTTGCATGGGAGCTGTTAGGTTTTAGACCTATCGGCTTTTCAGAAATTGAACCTTTCCCTTGCGAATTGTTGAAGCAAAAATACCCGAACGTCAAAAACTATGGAGACATTACGCAATATGAAAAATGGAATATCGGACAATTTGACATTCTGGCCGGAGGAACACCTTGCCAGTCTTTCAGTATTGCCGGGAAACGAGGCGGAACCGCTGACGAGCGAGGTGCTCTTATGTATGCCTATTTGGGAATTGTGGAAACATACCGCCCCCGCTGGGTTATATGGGAAAACGTCCCCGGCGTTCTATCCTCGAACAGCGGATATGATTTTGCATCGTTCCTTGCCGGCTTGGAGCAATGCGGGTATGGGTGGGCGTACAGGGTGCTTGACGCTCAATATTTCGGAGTACCCCAACGCCGCCGTAGAGTCTTCGTTATCGGACATCTTGATAACCGAACAGACCTTGCCGCAAAAGTATTATTTGAGCAAGAGAAACATAGAACTTCTTTTGAGGCGAACAAAGATAAGGGGCAAGAAATTACCGGAACGCTTACTACAGGCTTTGGAGGACGAGGTTTTGATTGCGATACAATCTTAAACAATCAATTTGCTGTTGAAAGCTATACGCTATCTTCTTTTGCTCAATACAAAGATGGCGTGGGAACATTGAAAGCAAGCGGTGGAGACTTCGGTGGCGGGAGTGAAACAATAATCAAAGAGAGAAACAGAATGCGTCGCCTTACCCCGCTTGAATGTGAACGATTACAGGGCTTCCCTGACAATTACACACAAATTGAATGGCGCGGCAAACCTGCTGAACAATGCCCCGACAGTTTACGCTATAAGGCAATCGGCAACAGCATGGCGGTACCTGTCATGCGCTGGATTGGGGAAAGGGTTAAAAGGATAACAGGAGAAAATGAAATGATAGAAATAAATCTTGAAAAAGAACAGGAAATGTATTTTACAATAAAGGTTTAGGAAGCGAAAGTGGAAAAGAAGCCGCTGATATGGCAGCATTTTTAAAAACATTACTGAACAAACGGTTGAAAGATATTGAAGATGTCGCAGAAAATATTATGGACGACATATTTACACTTAGAAATAGTCTTTTTAATAAAGGAAGCAATTAAAAAGATAGAGGGAGAAAAATATGTATAAAGTCGATATTGATATTTTCAACACTCGCAAAGTTATTATTGCCCTTATATACGATAAGGAAGATCAAGATTATGCGGCAGCAAAAATAACTATTTTTGATGACAAAATTATTTATGAAGTCAACAGTGAATGGAGATATGTCTTCGCTCATTCGCATGAGCAAGAACCTGTATATAGTTTCTTTTGCAAAACAGAAACACGTGTCCCGTTTCTGGATTGGATTGAAAACATCCTTATAGGAGATTTTGATCATATATATGATTGCTCTATTAACCTTGATAGGCTGGATGCCAAATTCAACGAAATACAGGAAGACATCGGGGGATTTGAAGATAAAACGCTTGAAAGAATCGACAAAGCAAAAGATTTTATACGCAATAATAATACCTATTTTAAAGCTCGAGATCGTATTGATGAATTGTTAGAAGAAATAGGGCTTTCCTTTTATGAGGAATATGAATTTGGATATTGCACTCTTAGAGAAGGATACTTTTCTGATGACATTGCGGAATATGCTCTTGTTGCTCTAAATGAAGACTACACTAATGCCTGTAAACAAATTCAATATGTCTGCAATAAACTTGTAGCGGAAAATATTAAAGAGGAAAGATAAATGCCATTAAATAAATCGACAGGAAACATGTATGACTTTATTACGCATACGTGGAACACAATTAAGGGTGAATGCCCGCACGGATGCAGCTACTGTTACATGAAGCGATGGGGAAAACAGCCGCCGCTTCATTTTGACGAAAAAGAGCTAAAAACCGATTTAGGAAAGAATAATTTTATTTTTGTCGGTTCTTCCTGCGATATGTTTGCAAAACATATTCCGTATGAATGGAAAATAGACACTCTTAATCATTGCCTAGAATTTCCTAAAAACAAGTATTTTCTTCAAACAAAAAATCCCGGTAAGTTGCTGTCTTTTTCGAATGAGTTAAGAATGAATTTTTCTATCTGTACGACACTGGAAACAAATAGATATTATGAAAATATAATGGGAGACACCCCTCCACCAAATGTCAGGGCTCACTACTTGTCGCGGTTCTTTAATTTTAATAGGCATATCACAATCGAGCCTATTATGGATTTTGACTTACCGGAGTTTGTACAGTTAATCTGGCAGTGTTATCCTGTACAAGTCAACATCGGAGCGGATTCAAGTCCGAAACGTAACAAACTACCGGAGCCACCGAAAGAAAAAATCCTAGCGCTTATTGCAGAACTTGAAAAATTTACAACCGTTGTGCAAAAGAAAAATCTTGCACGGCTGCTGAAATAAAGAGGAGGTTTTTATATGAAAAATATATTTGATCAATTTGTAACAATGGCATTGATAGCATTTGCATTAGTACCACTCGCTATATGGAAGTTGGTTGATATTATTATATGGATTATAACACATATTTCTATTAGGTGGCATTAAATGAAACTCACTAAAAAAGAACGGGAAGAAATCCGTACTATGTTTGACGGCCGGTGTGCCTATTGCGGAAAACTGCTATCCGATAGATTTTGCGTAGACCACGTAAAGCCGATTTTTAGAGGCTTGGATGAAAAACCTGCAATAGCCGGAGAGGATGTAAAGGACAATCTTTTTCCATCCTGTCAACGGTGCAATTTGCATAAGCATACATTAACTCTTGATAAGTTTAGGGACGCAATTAAACACCAAGTCGAAATTCTAAAGGATAGGGATTATAACTATAAACTTGCCGCCGATTTTGGGCTGGTGAAAGAGACTGGAAATGATGTTATTTTCTGGTTTGAAAAATACAAAGGGAAGCAATATGAATAACTTAAATTCATTGCTTATTGAAGGAATAGTTGGAAGTAATCCTGTTATCACCACTTCTAAAAAAGGTACACCGATTTGTATTTTCACGCTAATTTCAAAATGTACTTTTCAAGAGATGGATACTCCACAAGAAGATACGATAGAGATGACGGTTGAGGCATGGGCGCGAGTCGCAGAAATATGCGATAAATATTGCATGAAAGGAGACTCTGTTAAAATTATCGGACGGTTGAAACAAAATGCAACAGATAGCAAGGCTACAGTAATAGCGCATAGTATTGAGTTTAGACCGATAGTAAGAATATAACTTAGGAAAAAGGATGGCAAATAAATGAATATCGGAGATATGTTTTATCTTGAACGGCATAAACGTCGTTTAACCTTACATGATGTCGCTTGTAAAATAGGGTGGTCTGCATTGTATCTCTCTCAAATAGAAACAGGCAAGATGTTACCATTAAAAAGCTCTAGTTTATCTAAACTCTGTGAACTGTATGGATTAGATAGGAATGAAATATATCGGCTTTCCTGTGAAGAAGCAGAAAAGAAGCAAAAAGAAGCACAATCACCTCAAAAACAAACAGGTTCGGTAACGTGCAAACATTCCGACCGGCCGCTTTTGGGGCGTGGGTATGTTACGCATTTAATCAATCACGGATAATGCTATGACATACGGATATATTAGAGTAAGCACCGATAAGCAAACACTGAAAAATCAAAAATTTGAAATTACTAATTTTTGTAAGCGTGAGAAACTACAAATAGATGGATGGATTGAAGAAACTATCAGCGGCAGCAAAAACTACAACAAGCGTAAACTGGGAGAGCTTTTAAAAGTAATCAAAAAAGATGATTTAATCATCTGTGCAGAGCTTTCACGCCTTGGACGTAATTTGTTTATGATTATGGAAATCTTAAATATCTGCATGAATAAAGAGTGCAAAGTATGGACGATTAAAGACAATTATCGTCTTGGGGATGACATACAAAGCAAGGTCTTAGCCTTTGCTTTTGGATTAAGTGCCGAAATAGAGCGTAATTTAATTAGTCAGAGGACGAAGGAAGCGCTTGCGCGCGTTAGAGCTGAGGGTAAGCAGATTGGGCGAATAAAAGGTTCGCATAATTCTTATACAAAATTGTCAGGAAAAGAAAACTATATACGCATCAAATTATCTGCCGGATGTACAAGAGCAAGTATCGCAAAAGAATTACATGTTGATAGAACAACACTATATCGTTTCTTGAAAATACAAAATGATCAACCGGATGAGGCAATCACATGAAAACAGACGCAAGCGTAGAAATTGTCCGATGGCAGGGCAACGAATTGACGGTACGGCTGCCCGGTGAGATTGATAAAAAGCAGATGGATTTCTACATCCAGCATCGCAGGGAGCTCTATAAGCGGAACGTAAAAGAAAACAAACACCCCTTTCATTATCCGCTCATTGAACTGCTGTTATCCGACAAGTATAAAAAACGTACCACTGGGAAAAATTCACAAAATACCAAACTGCATGGTATGATCCGTACCATTGCCAACGATACGGGTAATGATTTTGAAATGGTAAAATATGTCATAAAGCAGAAAGCAATGAATGAACTGGGCTATCCTACAATGCGCGGAGACGATGGGGAACCGGTATGGAACGCGTTATTGAATGAACCGTTTCCACAAAGTGAGGCGGATTGCACAACGGTTGAAGAAAGCCTGTTGATAGAAGCGGCGTATTTAATCGCTGCTGAAAACGGGATTGTATTAAACTGATTTGCGTTACGCACCCATAATCATGACAATAGAAATATAAGGAGGTTTAGATATGAAAACTAAACTCATTTTTATAACCATTTTAGGACTTATTCTGTTTGGTGTACTGTTTATGCAGTATGGACACGTTCCTTCTATTGACTGTATAGGGGCGGCGGCTATATTAGCCGGAGGGGGTGTTGCAGTCTATGACTGCATAAAACGTCAGAACAAAGCGGCATTAATACCTTTGGCAATAAGTATCGTAACATTCATCATAACAGGATTTATACAGTTTCAAGGTTCAGTTTTAGTAGCCGTATTCGGTTTTATTGCATTGGGTTTATATATTTACCTAACAGTTATTTTAAACCGTCGAAAGAGCCAGACTGAAAAACACTAACATAATTTACTGCCCCGTCGGGTTTCGTCTCCTTTTCCGGCGGGGCGTTTTTTTTAACGAGAGGCTAAACAAATGAATACAGTGTCCCTTTTTGAAAATGAAAAGTCGGCAGCAGAAAAAACAATGACGGTAAAAGAAGTCGCAGTTGTTTTAGGAGTAACGGAACGTACTGTACAGCGGCATTTAAAAGCTATTCGAGAGAACCTCGACAACGTTGTCGAGGTGAAAAACGGAGTACAGACTTCCATTACCGAAGCGGAAGTAACATTGATTAAGAAAAAAATCGAAACAAGCGGGCGTAGTGATATAATCGTACCGTCAACATTACCAAAAACCAACCTTGAAAAACAGCTTTTAATCCGTCAAGCAATGCAATTACAGAATGAAATGATTGCGGAACTGGAAGCGGAAAACGAACAGCTGAAAATTGAGAACGCCAAAGCAAAACCAAAAGCAGAGTATTACGATACGCTCATTGAACGGGGAAACTCCACAAACTTGCGCAATACTGCGAAAGAATTGGGCTTTTCTGAAAAGCAGTTTATTAAACAGTTACAGCTTGACCGGTTTTTATATCGTGATAAACACAATCAGTTATGCCCTTACGCTGAATATGTACAGAAAGGCTATTTTGAAATGAAAGAATGGCAGCACGGGCAAAAGAGCGGCATACAGACGCTTATCACTGTTGCCGGCAAACAATACTTTCTCGGCAAGTACAAAAAGGCGGCATAAAAGATGAATAAAACAACAGAAAGCAAAACAGAAAAAGGCAAAGGAAAACAAACAGATTCGGCGGCAGAAAAGACAGGTCTTATCCGTGCTGAACATTCGGATAGACCGCTTTTAAAAGGTCATATAACGCACTTAATAAATCATGGATAAGCAATAATGACAATAAAAGAAACTCGCCTCTATGTGTTTAATCGGGCTGGTTGGAGATGCGCTGTATGCGGCAAAAAAATAGACTGGAACATGGGACAGCTTGCGCATCGAATACCAAAGACAAAGAGCAATATAAAACAATACGGATTATCCGTTATTGACCACCCGTTTAATGTACGGGCAACGTGCTCATTACGCTGTAACGCAGCGGTATTGATTGGTAATAGTTCGATAGAAAAGCAGCAGCTTATCGAAGCGATTAAAAGGGAGATAAAAGAATGAGCAGAACAAAGGGATGTCTAAACAGTATGAAAACCGATACAGTGCGTATTGTCAATCTTTTAAAAACAGCTGTGCCCGATGGTCTTACAAGTGAAAATATTCGAGCAGAGTTGAAAATCAGTACAAAACAATTCCATTTGGCGTTATATATGCTGCGTAATGCGCCTATAGGATACGACAGAGAAATCGACAATAAATACTACTGGGTTGGAAGATAAAAATGTTTCGTAAACCGCACAAATACAATGTTGTAAGCAAAGAACGCCGAACAGCCGACGGCATCACGTTTGACAGTATGGCAGAGATGAACCGATATCTTGAGCTGAAGCTACTTGAAAAATCCGGTGTAATAGCAGGGCTCGAATTACAGCCGAAATTCTTACTTATTCCAAAAACAGAAAAAGGCGGCAGAGCAGTCTACTACAAAGCCGACTTTAAATATACCAAAGACGGCAAAACGATATACGAAGATGTAAAAGGTGTACAGACCGAAGTATACAAACTCAAGAAAAAACTACTATTCTATCACCATCCTGATATTTGCTTTTTTGAAAATAACGTGTGAGAAAAGATTAGAAACACTTGACAATATGCGCATAAAATAAGTATAATATTAGTATGAATGAACGAATGCAAGCTATAAAAGAATTGGAAAAAGCTGGATATGTTTTTAAACGGCACGGCGGAAATCACGATATTTATTGCAATGCTGAATTAAAATGCTCTATTCCTTTAAAACGGCACAGTTTCAACAAAAATGACTTGCGGTACATTCAAAAAGAAATTGAACAAGGAGCGAAAAAATGAAATATGCTTATACTGCAATTTTTACAGAAAAAGATGGTACTGTGTATGCACGTGTTCCTGATCTTAAAGGCTGTATAACGACCGGTAGAGATTTACAAGATGCCATAGAGCAAATCGAAGATGCGATGGCAGCATGGTTATGTGTGGCAGAAGATGAACAATTTGAAATTGCCAAAGCGACACCGCAACAGCAAATAACACACAAAAAAAATGATATACTCTCAATAATCAGAGCTGATACAACTCGATATCGGGCTATGGCTGAAAACAAAGCGATCCGTAAAAATGTAACGCTGCCTGCTTGGCTTGCGGAAGCGGCGGAAAATGCAAACATCAATTTTTCACAAGAATTACAAAGCGCATTAAAACAACGGTTGCAGATAGCATTGTAATTTTGTGTTAAAAATAGTAAAAATGAGATTATGCAGGCATTAGAACAAAAATATCAAATTGATATTAGCATAAAAGGAACAGGTGTCCAACTCGTTAAGGATTTAGTATTACAACACTATCCGCAAGCCCATATCAGAAATATTGAAGAAACCGATGATGAGCTTGAAAAAAGGGAAGATATAAAATTATATAAAAACCTAAAATCAAAAATAGCACCAGGTGATAAGGTGGCTGGTTATAGAGTTCGTGCAGGACTTTCTATTACTGAATTGGCAAAACTTACAGGTATAAGCCATACCAATATTTCAGCAATGGAAGCAAACCGGCGAGTAATAGGCTTACGTGTTGCACAAAAGCTTGCAAAAGTTTTAAATTGCAATTACACGGATTTGTTGGAAGTATAGCGCCCATCTATCTCTTATCTTAATTCTCAATTATGAAAGGCTGTTTATCAGAATTGATAAGCAGCCTTTTTTGTGTTACGCATCCTTTTTATGATAGTCTATTTCCATAAAAGGATATAAACGTGAAACTGGAAATCATCAATATACAAGCAATAAAACCGTATGAGAATAATCCGCGTAAAAACGAGAGAGCAGTAGAAAAAGTTGCCGAAAGTATTCGACTGTTTGGTTTCAAGAATCCTGTTATTTTGGATAAAAACAATGTCATTGTGTGCGGACATACGCGGGTAAAAGCCGCTGAGAAACTTGGTATTATCGATATACCCTGTCTTTATGCTGATGATCTTACCGAAGATGAAATAAAAGCATTCCGCCTCATCGATAATAAAACATCCGAATACTCCCAATGGGATTTTGATAAGCTGGGATTAGAATGGAACGAAGACATTGCCGACATGCTGGAGGGTTTCGATTTTAATATCGGTAATGTTGACGATTACAGTTTTGCTGAAATGGATATAAACGAGAACGGACTTGAGGTAAAGAAAAAGGCGAAGCAAGGCGGTGGTAAACGGAAGATACCGCTTACGGAAGAAGAATACAATGCATTAAATAAGCAAATTGATGATTATATCGGCGAGAACGGCGTTGTTTTCGGTTTTATAAGGAGCTTACTCAAATGATTGAAACGATTACGATTAAAGATTTACGACCGGCGGCATATAACCCCCGTCTTATTCAGGATGATAACTTTGAAGAATTGAAAAATAGCCTTCAAACACTTGGTATTATTATTCCTATTTTGGTAAACAAAAAGAACATGACTATTATTGCTGGACACCAAAGAACAAAAGCGGCTGCCGCAATTGGGGTTGATCGTGTTCCGTGCTTTATGTGTGATGATATAGGAATAGCTGATGAGATATTTTTTAACCAGATGCACAACGGAACCGACAGGGTTTTTACAAAAGACAACAAATACACTGGGGCCGAGGTACGAGAAAATGAATTTTTGACAATAAATGCGCAAGACTTTTCAATTCAAACAAGCAAACCGTTTTATGTAAAAGAAATTTGTAACTTAATGCTGCGGTACGGTAATATTTTTTCTGCGGTTATCTGTAATGGTATTATATACGATGGTGCCGATTACATTAAGTCATGCCAATTGTTAGGGTATAAGGCAAATATCTTTTTTGTTCCGAAAGAAAAGCAAAAGGATGTTGAATACTTTTTCTCAAAAAGCTACGGAGAATATTCATACGAAAAGCTTGAAAAACGGACGTTTGTACAGGGACTCGCGCAAATGTACCGTAATCCGAACGGAAAAGAATATAAAAACATCGTAAAAGAAAATAAAAGCGTTCTATATGAAAACTATGTTATTCCATACATAGTAAAACATCCTAATGCAAGCATTCTCGATTTCGGCTGTGGAAAAGGCGGCTATGTCAAACTTTTAAAAGAGAGAAAATATAATATTCGCGGCGTTGAGTTTTATAATCATAATGTAAAGAGTATCAATGTCGGTTTGGGACATAGGCAAATTGACGAATTTATAGCGTTCATCAAAGATAACGGATTATTTGACATTGTAGTTTGCGACAGTGTTATGAACTCTGTTGACAGTATGGATGCTGAAATTGCCGTATTACGGGTGTTAAACATTGTAGCAAACGGAAAAATATTTATCAGTGGCAGGCGGGTTGAAACTATCTTGTCTAAAGTAAATGAAAAAGCTTCTACTCACACCAAACGAAATTTCTATTTTTTGGATAAAGATAATTTTTCGGGGTTATACCGACAGGGGCAATGGTTTTATCAACATTTTCATACAAAAGAAACATTTCAAAAATCATGTGAGAAAGCTGGATTAGAAATGTTGCTTTTTGAGCATAAATACTCTTCCGGATGCTGGGCAGCGATATTAAAGCGAAAAAGGAAGCTTACAGAAAGCGAAGCAAAAGCGGCTATTGATTTTGAGTTTGATCTTCCATTACCGAACGGAAACTCATATCAAAGAAATAAAGAGGTATGGGAGGTTCTTAAAAAATATTATGCTTCCTCAAATAATTAGCGAATTGCCAATTTCTACAGGTATAATATTCTTTTTTATCCGCATTTTTAAGCGAAGTATCAATATCCTCTTGCGATATTGGCAATTGTTTTGCATTTTCAATAACAACGTGAATACCATTGCTTGCGTAGTCAATTACATCCCCTTCACTTTGCTCAAATGCAAGATGAAAGTTTTTACCCCAATTATAGGGACTCGCAACTCCGCAGAGGTAAAAAATGTCCGTTGCACATTCGTTTAATTCTGCATTTTCAAGGTTAGTAACTGTCGGTGATACTTGCTTTGAGTACACACCTTTAAAACATCCGGCACAATGTACAGAAAGACTGATGCCGGTTATGTACTTGAGCCACAGATACCTGAACTTGCTTGTAACTGTGAGTGTTTTGATTTTTACCATATTCTCTACCATCCTTAGTAAGCATATTGTATCATTTTTGATAAGTTTTATCAATGTACGAAGGTAAAAAATCATAAAAAAGGTATAAGCCCCCTATGTCGAAAGAAACAGTAAACGATTTACATACAAAACGAAAACCGCCTCGCACAAAAAAAGAACGGGAAGAACATCTTGCTAAGATTGCGTATGCAGACAGATTAAACCCGGTAAAGAGCATGAATATTGAACTGTTTGCAGAAAAAATAGCGGATGAACTCGGCATTACAGTGGGAACAGCAAAAAAAGATATTTTAGAAGTAAAGCGTCGAAGGAAAAAAGCAGCGGAAATAGATCAGCAATATGAATTAGGAAAAAAACTGGAAGAATTAGCAGCGGTGAAAGAAATGGCAATAAAATCACAAAATATGAACGCATACCTCGGCGCTATCAATAAAGAATGCGAACTATTAGGGCTTGATAAGCTCTCTATTTTTGTCGGCACACAGGAAGATATGGAGTTAAGCCTTTCGCTCAAGAAAAAGGCAATTTCCGACAAGCTCACTCTTATCGGTAATAGTGCGCCGTCGAAAGAACAAGAATCACCGCTGGCGCAAGACAGAGAAAGTCAGGGAATAAATAACCCACAAAAGGATAACGCATGAGAGCCGAACCGGTATCCCCACCAACACTGATAAAGACCGGCTGGAAGTGTATTGATGACAGGACGCTTACCGCTGATATGCTCAGGCGCAACAAGGAAGCGCAAGAAGCGTTTATCAATGCGCTTACCCCCGCAGAGCTTGACGCGCTGCTGTTCGATTGGGGCTTTTGGGCGAGGGATGATCAGCTTCCGCCCGGAGACTGGATAACCGGCGAAAAATACATCTGGTGCCTCCGCTGCGGACGCGGCTGGGGTAAGACACGGACAGCAGGGCAAGCGATCATCGAAGCGGTGAGAACGGACAAGTACAAACATCTCTCATTATGCGGAGCGACAGCAGAAGAGGTGCGCGATATTATGATTAACGGAGAGTCGGGACTTGCCCGCTATTGTCCGCCTGATCTCGGTATGGTGTATAAGCCGTCGATAAAAAAAGTCTTTTTCAGTAACGGAGCGATTATCAGTATTTTCTACGGTTCAGAGCCGGAGAAATCAAGAGGGGCGCAGTCTGATTGGCTCTGGTGCGATGAAATACATAAATGGCAATATCCGGAAAAAACATTTGATAACCTTCTTCTTGGTTTACGTTTAGGGAGTAATCCCTTATGCGTGGTAACGAGTACCCCGAAACCGACCGCTTTTACAAAGCGGCTTGAAAGCCTCACAAACAGCGACGGAAAGCCCTGCGTACACGTAACCGTCGGCAGCACCTACGAGAATAAGTCAAACCTTTCTCCGGCATTTATTAGCACGATTATTTCAAAGTATGAAGGGACACGTTTAGGGCAACAGGAACTCTATGCGCAAATCCTTGACGATAACCCCAATGCCCTCTTTAAAAAAGACTGGATAGAAAACAACAAGGTTGACGTTTTACCGCTTGTTGCTAACCGCTATCGTATTATCGTGAGTGTCGATCCTGCGGCAAGCCATTCAGCAGACTCAAACCATACCGGCATCATCACGGTATTAGAGGGAGCAGCTCCGGAACGGCTTATCAGCGCTGCTGCTATTCAACGCAAAAATGAAAGCCACTACTACGTGTTAGCTGATGCTTCGCTTATCGGAACGCCCCATCAGTGGGGCTTAACGGTAAAAGCTATGGCAGAAATGCAGAAAGCCGATACGGTTGTCATCGAAGACAATCAAGGCGGCGACATGGTAGAAAGCACGCTTATCAATGCAGGGGTAACGCAGCGTATTCAGCGTGTGCGGGCAGTGCATTCAAAACTGGCGCGGGCGCTTAACTCATCTACTCTTTGCGAGCAGGGGCGTATTCACTTTTATCGGAACCCCGCTATTTATCATGCGGAACACGGAACTGATCCGCTGGATATGCTTGAGGAAGAATTATGTAACTGGCAGCCGGGCGACGATAGCCCCGATCGCATGGACGCATTCGTTCACGCAATCAATTATCTAAAACCCGATTTAAAAGACTTAGCGCAGGAAGATAAAGCAAAAAGAGCATTGTTTAATGTTCTGGGAGGCGGAGTATAACATGAAACTTTCAGAGTTTTTTATGCGGAACCGGAGTATATCCGGCTTATTCTTAGATAGCGGCATTACAAAACGGGATGCAGCTGAAGCATTTAGCAGCGTAAAAACGGACTATGTGCTATCCCGCTCCCTGTATTCGTCAGCGCCGTCGCATCAGAGCGGCTATCTTGACTATGCGCTGGGTAACTACTGTACCAAGCTCTATATCGATACCTTTTGCTGGTTTATCGGCTTACCTGATATTCAAGCGGAAAGCGATACGTTTTCAAAAGCGATACAAGCATTTTTAACGAGAAACAAGACGCTGTTATTCAATGTTTACAAGCAAACAATGGTAGACGGTAAGCATTATGTCTGGATAAGATTAGAGCAGACAGCAACGGGAAAAAGTGAAATCCGTATAAAGCAAATCCCCCTTGAGCTTGTTATTGAAGATGATTGTATCAAAGACCTTACAGGCGGCTATACGCGCTTCGTAACTGAAACGGTTGAGAAATGGAAAGAGAGAGGCGTAGACCGCAAAGCGGTTATCCGCATCACCCTTGAGGCGGGCAAGGAAACAATCGACATTGACGGCGACCTGCCTTCGGGGTATCAGCAGAAGCAAACGGTCAATCAAACTGCTTTCCCATTCGTGCCGGTATTTTGCCTTTATAACAACAAGCAGACATTCTTAAAAGACGGCATCCCTGAAATTGCTCCAGCGGTTCCGTTTATCCGCCGGTATGACGCGACCTTGCGGAAAGTCGGGCGGCATATCGACAATATCCTTGAGCCGCGCTTATTAGTCAAGGTGAAAAATGTTGCGCAATTTCTCAAATACTCATTCGGTCTTACAGATGAGAAAATCGGACATATTGCAGAAGGAAAAGAAGCGGTTGATATGACGCAATTTAAGGCGGCTATTATGGACGGTGAAGATGCGGCAAGCGATATACGGTATGTCGGACAAGCCAATAATGTAGAAAGCGCTGTTTCGCTTCTTAAACTCTTACACTGGATTATTGTTGAGCTTACGATGCCTGAATATCTATATGGTACAGCGATGCAGTCAACCAATGCGAGCGTTGCCGAGCAGTCTCCCGTATGGGCAAAGAAGGTAGAAGGACGGCAAGGTGAATATAACGAGTTTTACTATTGGCTTGTCGATGTGTTCAAAGCGGCCCGCATTGCGCTTGCAGGACGCGATGAATTTGCTGGGGACGGAGGAGCTGATAATCCAATCGTCCGCTGGCAGGAGCTGACGGCAAAAGATGATGTTGCAATGATGAACGCCCTTAGCACCTTTGTCGGCGCAATGGATAAAGCCATGACAATGGGCTTAGTCTCTCCCAAAAGCGCTTTCAATACCCTTAAAACCTTTATGGCAATCCCTGCAGACTATGAAACGGAAAAGGAGGCCGCTACCGAATGGCTCAAGCTCAAAATCCGGCTTGAAGCATTGCAGGATAGGATCCGCAGCGGGGATATAGAGGCCGAAGCCGCGATTGAAGATCTCTTTAAGAGCGCGTAAATGGACTTTGATTTATCGGGCTTGCCGGAAGAGCTGCAAAGTTTTATCCGCACGGCATTACAAGGCAGGCGTAAGGCATTACTGACCGCCGAAACAGAGATAAAAGCAGCGTTACAGGAAAGCATTAACCGCATACGGGAGCGGATCGGTAAGAGGGGCGTTTTTACCGGCATTACTCAAGAACTGGCAGGGCACATAGCAGAGGAAAAAGTCTTTTTTGCTTCCGAGCTTGAGCGCATTACGCAAGAAGGATTAACCCGCGCAGCGTATGCGGGGCTTTTTGTCGGGGAGCAAACAAAACGGTATTACAAAGAAAAAGGCTTACTCAAATTTCGCCTGATTGAAAAAGACGTGCTCCGTGAAGCGGAGATAATCGCAGAAAGCACTATGCGCAAACAGCGGATATTCAAGCATAAAGAATTTGTCCTTTCCGACCGGATATGGGATGTATCCGATAACAACTATGACAAGATACAAGAAATCATTTCAAGTGGTATCAATGCCGACTGTGTCGAAGTTGCAAAGGCATTACAGCAGTATGTCAAAGAAGGCTCAAAAACATTTGCAGAAAAATACCCGAATATGTACGAACGTATGGGCGGGCGGGTTCCGAAGAACTTAAACTATGAAGCCTTACGGCTTATCCGCAATGAATTATCCGAAGTGTATTGGCAGGCAACGATTGAAGGCTTTAAAGAAAATCCTGCAGTAAAAGCGGTTAAATGGCTTTTATCGAATAACCGGCTGCCCGGCTATCACGATATTTGCGACACGATGGCGTATGCCAATGACCACGGACTGGGCGCGGGGATTTATCCCGTCGATGCTGCTCCTGAAAAGCCGCATATCTGCTGTCTTTGCACCTTAGCGCCGGTTATCGCAAAGGATATAGAGCGCGGAGACGTTGCCAATAAGCCGCCTGAAAATTGGGAAGCAATCAAAACGCGGCTGCAAAATACCTCCGCATTTACCAATTTGGAAGAATTAACCGAAGCGCAAAAAGAGAAACTGAAAGAGCAACGGCATGAAGCGTACCAGAGACGGGCAGAAGAAAAACGATATAAAAAAGTTGCAAGCAAGATTGAAACGAAAACTCCAGAAGAATTTGCAGAAATTATCAAAACCGCTAAAACGCAAGTACCGCAAATGGACGCTTGGCGCGTTGATGCTCACACAAAAGAAGAGTATAATAATGTCAAGCTGTTCGCCTCAAAAGGCGGCTCTTGCGTTGCAATAAAACCTGATGGAGATATTATCAGCGTATGCAAGAACTCAAACGATAAAGGCACAAAAGGCTCCGATTTAATTCGTTATGCCGTCGATAACGGCGGGGTAAAGCTAGATAGCTATGCAGGCAATCACGGCTTTTATACAAAGAACGGATTTGAACCTGTTGCATATGTTACATTCAATGAAGAGTATGCTCCACCGGATTGGAAGAAAAATGTAACAGGTTATAAGAAAGAAGATATTGTATTTTATAAATATACAGGAAATAAAACAACAACGGATTGGGAAAAAATAAAAAAGAAAATTAAACATTTTGACGATTATGATGATGCAATGAAATACAGAGATAGCTTTTTGAAAAAGCAAGAGGGGTAAATTATGGATGAGAAAACAGTAACTTTTAATGAATACTTAGAATTAGTAAAAAAAATTTTCAAAGATTATGGATACAGCGATAAAGAAGTTAAAGAAGCCTTTTTAAGGGAAGATTTTCAAGATGAAGTGAAAACAAGATATGATGCAGATATTGAACACTATAAAAATAAAGACCAATATGTTCCAAGCTATAAAGTTTTAACAGAAGGCTGCGTTGGATCTGTGGCTCATTGCTTAAATTTAATGTGGTAATAGCTTCCAGCATGAAAAACACAGTAAAATACTTGCTACGTCAAAAACGACCTTGAAACCTTGCAAACGATTATCGATGAAAAGGCGGGAAAAGGCGAAATACGACTTACAAAAAGAAACCTTACAGAAATTATACAAGATGATAGGCTCAAAGGATTCGATGTTAATCAAGACAGCGGCGAAGTAAAAGAAACAAATAAAGCTAAAATCCATTATAGTAAAACAGGCGTTCACTTAGTGCCGTTTAGTCTAGTACCGGAGGATGAAAAATGATATTTTACCCAAAAACGGAAACGGAACTCTATAATATATGCAAAAAAGCGCATACTATTAAAGTTGTTCTCCATGATAAGGCTGTTATAGAAGGAACCGTATACGGTTTTACATGGGCGGTCAACAACGAACCAGAAATAGCAGATATTGATATAAAGCTCGCAAATGGGCAATTAGCCGGAGCCTTTTTAGACGAAATAGAGAGCATCGAGGTTGTAGAAGGATAAGAACAACACCAACATGAGTTGTTGCGTATTTTGCAACGACTGAATCAGCAACAGGTAAATAGCCCCTACCAATCCCGCAAAGAACCATCCAAAAAGACAGCACAGTCAAACTCGTAATCATCTTTTTCAGAGGAAATGCCGGCATCTCCGAGTATCTCTTGTACGCGCATACAACGCCGGAGTACGTTACAGCGTTCACGGTACCCGTGTATTCCTTCCTCGTCAAAAACTATATCAATGTCTTGCTGGGAAGTGCAGGTATTGAGTTCTTTAAGAATCCGGTTATCAGCTTCACTTAACGGCTTTTTTACCAATCCTAACTTTTCATAGAAGGGAGTAAGCCGCCAATAGCCATTGATAAAATGGCAGAGCGTAAATTCATACAACTGCTCATCTGTTGGAGGCGCTGAGGGGCTAAAAAAATAAGACGGCGCATACATCGCATAGGTCAAGTACCGCTGCTTTTCTGTGATATCAGTAATCCTAAACCGATTAAAGGTATCTTCCGTCTGCTCTTTGTTTTTGCATTCCCGTAATGCCCCGATGATGCGCTTGTCAAAAGTCATTTATGTTATTCCTTAATAGTATTGGGAAAAAGTATGCCCTTACATCCAAAATAAGGAACTTTGATTTTTAAGGGTAAGGGCATATCGTTTGTACGTTGTAGTTCAAAGTCCTTATTGCAACATAAAACCGTATAGCAGTTGTCGAGGATTATTCGGTAACTGCTATTTTTCTATCAGCCTCTAGGGAGGACGAAAAAGGCTGAACTTGTATTTTAAAAAGTATTTTACGCCTATTGTAAAAAGTAGTATTGTTAGTATTGCCGAAAGTATTATAACGGCAATCATCCGCCGATGGAGTTTATCTTTTTGTTTATTGATTATTGCCTGCTGTTTCGCTATTGTTTCGGACGCCTCTTTTTCGTATGTGTTGTAAGATTGCCGCAAGGCTTTCAAGCTCGCTCGCTCCGTCTGTAATTGACTGCGTAAGATGTTCGCTGTACTTTCGGCCGTCTGCAATTTCTCGGTTAAGCTCTTCGCTTTGCTCTCTTGCGCCCTCAAGCGTTCCGTTAAGTTGCTCGCCTGTAATAGCAGATTCTGTCTGCTTATCTTCAAGTTCTCCGATATGCTCTCTAACCTGATAAGCTCCGTCTCCGTTACCATATACAGCCGCTCTTGTGCAACAGCCGGAAAGAGCAAGCAACAAAAAACAGATACTACAAACAATAAAAACATTCTTTTCATTCATTTACCGCTCCTTTTTGTTTTTCTTCCCATTGTTTTCGTACTTCAATACAGCAACGACATTCAATGGCATCTCGAAAATCCATAAAAGGCTGAGACAGATGCATTAGAATAAATTCTATAAGAGTAATCGGGAAGAAAATCAAAGCTATTATATTTTTAAATCCCCATAATAAAAATAAGAATATTCGTTTTTGTTTGTTCTTTTTGACTTTCCAATATTCATCACGATAAAAAGAATCAAGTTTATCTTCAAAACAAATAAAGGGTATTAAACTAAATTCTAAAATGAGTCCTGCTATTGTGAATGGAAAAAAGATATAAAAAATCAGTTGATTTAATGTTTGTAATAACAATAATTTCATTTATACGCCGCTATTCCTTCATAAGTTCAAAGTGAGGGCTGTCCCAGCCCTTGCCCCAGACCTGTCCGTATCCGCCTGCGCACCAGTCAAGCCCGCATTCTTCACCGATAGCGCCGATTTCTTTCCAGACTTGCTCCGGTGCATTCCACCAGACGCGACCGTCTTTTATCGGCGCAATATCAACGGCGTTTCCGCCGAAATGCCTCGACTGCGTCGTCTTTGTTACGATGCGCTTATTTTCCGCTTCGGTTAAAAGGTACAAGCCTGCTTTTTTACGCAAGGCGTTCACCTCTTCAAGCGGCTTGCGACCTTGCGCATAATAGGCCGCCTGCGTATCAACCGTCCGATCTGTTTCAAGGACGATTACCTCTATACCACGCTTTTTCAGTTCTGCTAAAAAAGCACGCGTCCGCTTTGCCAGCTCCGGCTTAAGCCGGTCAATATCCCGTATCACTCCCATCGTTAAACCTCCTAAAATCTGTTAGTCGTTGTATTTTTCTACAAACTGCTCCAGTGTCATGCATATACATCCTGCTCTATACATAATGCCTTCAGGTACCCGATATTCTTTTTGATAGGATAATCAATACAGATTTCTTTATACTCCGGTAAAAGGAATGCCGATTGTTCAGCCTTGTACATTGCGATTTTTTCTTTTATCCGCCGAGCGATAATCCGTATCATTTCATCCGCCCACTCATTGACGATGCGTTCTATCTGCGGGGCGATTGCTTCCCATGAAGGATACTGTTCCGTGCCGCATGGTACGGCGGGAAGTTTATGTAAAAAGGCTTTATAGTCTTGTTCGATAAAATAGAGAATGTCTGCAATATAGCCTTTACGCTCTGTTGCTGTCAGCCGCTCTCGCATACAGTTATAGTCTACACGCTCCTGCAGCACGTCTTTTACCAACTCAACACAAGAGAGCATCGGCATCTCGCATTTTACGAAGGGTAAAAAGATTTCTTTGATTGTGCCGTTAATCCGGCGAACTATCCGCCGTTCGTCTGCCTTTGTTTTTTCGTCAATCTCCCCAGATTGTCTGAATAGTTTTTTTCGGCATTCTTCATCGTGCAGCCGGTCTTTTTCTTTTTTCTCTATATCCGTTTTGAATAGCTCCAATTTATCATCAACATTTTTTTCAATGTCTCCAACGATAATTTTTTTATCCCCGGCTCCTAGCTGTATGCCTTTTTTAAGAAGCTTGTTCAGTAGCAGAAAAATAAGGACGGCAATAAACACGATTGCCGCAATGCCGAGGACTAACACACTGGTAGGTAATTTCTCTATAGCCATAAAACGCTGCCTTGTTGAATCATTTTGTAACACCAGCATAGAAGAAACGCAGTACGTAACGCAAATCAGCAGGGATAAAAATCATGTTCCTTAAAATATTTTTATTCTTTTTACGCGTAAAATTTGTGTTACGCACCCCCAATTATTTACAATACAAACAGTACCACAAAAAGAGGTAATGACATGAGGAAGTCTGGAAAAAACACATATACGCAAAAACCGCTTTTTACTGATCCTGCGCAAACTCCGTTTGTATCGATTGAGGCTGTGGGTGAAATGCTTTCCGAAGTGGAAGCAAAGACAATGATAAGCCGCATTCCTCTTAATCCGCTTGCGACACCTGAAATGATTGCAGCGCTCAAAGGGGATGTCGATCCGCTCGATTGTATTTTTGCCGTTGAATATCGAAAAAACAAAAGCGGCGTTGAGTATCTCGATACGGCGTATGAACACATTGTCGAAACGATTCTGACCAGTACGGTTTTTATCCCTTCCAGCTATGGGCATCAATCGCAAGAAGCATTCTTTTATGAAGGACGTGAGATATACGGAACGGTTATCGGCGCATTACTCGATAAAGAAGCGGGGAAAGTCTATTACCGCATTATTCCCGACAAAGGAGAACACGCGGAGAAAATACGGCGATGGCTGAAAAATAAGCAGATTAACGCAGTCTCTATCTGGGGCATTCCGACGTATGCGGATGAAAGGAAAAAGACGGTTATTGATTATGAGCTTCGTTCAGTAGACTTTGTGCCGCCCTTGTCTGAAGGGCAACATAATGAAAGCGCAATCGGGCAGATGGCTGGCATGAGCTTTAATGAGCAGGAAAGAAAAATCCGTGATGCCTTGCGAGAGAAATATGCAGACTATGTTTTTACGGAAGATTTTTATGATGATTATGTCATCGGTGAATATAAAAATCAGCTGTATAAAATTCCGTATAGCATACAAAACGATACGGTTATATTCGGGGCGGCTCAAAAGGTGCGCCGCGTTGTTGAATATAAACTTCAGGAGGAAGAAATGGAACTTGCAAGTATAGCAAATGATGAGCTTACGGCAGAAATCGCACGGAGAACAAAGACGGGGCTTTTGTCTGCGCAAGCTGTTGCAGGGGAGATGGGAGTAAAACTGGAAGATGCTCAAAAGCTAAAAGGCTTGGAAGCGGCTTCAAGTGAACTTGCCGAACTCAAAAAAGCTGCCGGAGAAATGGCGCTTACCGATGCTATCAACTTTGCGAAAAAAGCGAAGGAAGAAGAAAAAGCGGAGGCGGCAAAGAAAGCGTTTGGTGAAATGGTCGATGCAGTCAAGGCTGAAAAGGGCTTAACCAAAGACGGTAAACCCACCGGTGAAATGGCAGTGTTGGTGGATAAATTCTGTCATTTTGAAACTGGTATGAGTAAAGAGCAGATTGCCGGCGAAATGGACCGCGTAATGAATGATGCGGACATTCAAAAGCTCGTACAAGGAAAAACCGCAACCGCTCCGGTTGGTCAGATGGCCGGTGCGGGTGCAAAAAGTGAACCGGAAGTATACGAAATCTAAACGAGGGGGTGTGATATGACTGGAGAGCACAGACTTTTATCAGTTAATAAAACGGTTGCAATCGCAGATGTAACAATTCCTGCGGGAGGAGCGCAGACGCTCGATAATCACGGTATTGTCTTTGTCGGCGACCGCGCGGGGGTTGTGCTGCAAAAAGAAACGGGCAATCAAGTAACGGTGTCTTTTGATACGCAGCGGGAATGGACAACGGAAAGCTATGATAGCGCCAATTTGCCGAAAATCGGCGAAAAGGTGTATCTCGGCGCTTCGGACGGCAAGCTTACAAAAACCGCATCAGGTAATAAGCTCGTCGGCTACTACTGGGGGACGATTGGGGGTGCGGTGCTTTTTTCGCTTCACGCATAAAAGCAGACCGTACATAACGATGAGGAGAAAAAAACAATGGAATTTGTATCACATGAAACAATCCGTATGAAAAATGCTACGGAGAAAAAACAGATGTCGTTGCAATACCGTGCGCCGAATGTGCCTGCCGGTGAGATGACAATAAAGGATACCGGCGCCGGTACGCGCACTGAAATCTTTACGCGGGAAATGCTTACACGGGCGGTCGGCTTACCGTCAGGGGAAATGATGAGTGCAGAGGATTTGCATAAGTTTGCAAAACAAGCTGTTCTTGACGTATCGCTCGGTATGGCGGAGCATCCTGCCCTTTATTCCTTCATTTACGAAGAGATTAAAAATGCCGATTTTCCCCGCACAATCAAAGTGATGGAGCTTATCGGAATGCGCGCTGCATTCGGTGTTACCAACGATGGGGAAAGTGTGCCGATGGCTGATTTCAAATTCGGTAAGCTCGAAACGGTTGATTTTAAGACATTCGCAGCCGGTTATTCCATCTCACGAGGCTGGGTAAACTTCAATGAATTTTGGAAATTGCCGCAAGCGTCAAAAGCACTCGGTATTGCGCATAATGCCATTCTTGACCATCTGCACCTGTCACCGATTATTACGCATTCGTATACCGGAGATGCTGTTACCAATAAGGTAACAACCGGCAGTACCGACCTTGAAAATGTGTGGCTTACACTGCGGAAAGGAATTAAAGATGCCCTCAAGCGTACCAATGCAAGCGGCTATCGGATTCGTCCGACTATAGCCCTTTGTAACTCTGCAACGGCGATGGATGTAGAGGCGGCAATCAAAGGCTTGTTGCAAAAAGGTACACAGCTGGGGCAGCTTGCGCAGATTCAGAGCGTTTTAAGTTATGACGGCTGGACGGGTGAAGTCGGCGGAATTAAATACGAGTTTAAAGCTCCGGCTGATAACGAAGTGTATTTAATCGTTCCGAAGCGGTCGTTTAAGGCGCTTGTAAAAGAAGATTTAACACACCTTGAACAGCGGGGTAACATTCTCACTCTTTCTGAATTGGATGTTGTTGAAACCTTTACCCGTTGCGCGGTTGCCGGTGTTGCAGATGCCGTGCATAAGGTAAAGCTCGCATAAGGCTTTTAAAGAGAGAGATGTACGGTTTGTTTCGTCTCTCTCTTTGATGATAGATCGAGGAGATGATATGGGAAGTGAAAACATTACCTTACGCATAATGAAAACGGCTAACGGCTGGTATGTTGAACATGAGGCGGGCGATGTAACGAACAGTTATGCCGTTGAAAGCGAAGCATGGGAAGAGCTCAATCCTGCGCTTGCGGGAACTTTTGAAACGCCGTTTAAAGCGCCGGAAGAAAACGAAAACAGCGCTGAAAAGCCGAAGGTGGGCGAATTAAAAGCAAAGATCAAAACGCTTGAAGCGGCGGAAAAAGAGTTACACGACTTGAAAGAAGCGGCAGGTGATATTGATATTTTGCAGGCGATTGAAAGCGCAAAGAAAGCGCAATCGCAAACAAACCCGCAAACCTAGAAGGGAGATAGCAGCGCATGATCATCACCGAAGCATTGATACAAAGAATCCGCACCCTGCTTAACGAAGCGATACCGGACGGAGGCAGCGAAGCGGACACGCATTTTTCTACCATCGACTTAACAATCACATTACAAGCGGTAGAAAGTGAAAATCATGCGCTCTACCTTTTATGGACGCAAAAAGCGGGCATTATTCAAAAAGATGGAGGCGATATAAAAAGCATTAGTGCAGGCGGTGAAGCAATAGAAAAATACACCGCCGCCGATTATGTGAATCTCTGCCTTAAAACTGCGCAAGGGTATAAAGAGGCATGGGAAGCGGAGCGGAAAAACACCAGCGCTTCGTTTTTAATCTGCTGTAAAAAAGATGATAATGAGGCGGCTCTATGGTAAATGTCGTCAAACAATTACGGAAAGACACGGAAAGTATTATTGCGGTCAATCCGTCTCTTCTTTCATTTATTCGCCGCGAAAGAGAGAAAAATGAATACGGCAATGTAAGGGAAGTAGAAAAGCGAACGGAAATGCAGCGGGTTCGGATTGCAGAAATCTCACATAGCGAAACCGACCGACTTTTGCAAGAAGGATTGTTAAAAACGCATATCGTCAATATCACCGCATTCCACGATGCGGAAATTCAGGCGGGCGACTTATTCGATTTTCAAGGCAGCCGGTATGAAGTCGTTTTTATCCGAAAGATCACTATTGGCGGGTATGCGCCGGAGAATGCCTACAAGATGTCAGGCAGAGCAAAAGAGATACGGGAGGCCGTCGAATGAGAGGGCTGGAAGCGGTTTTTGAGCGGTTAGAAAGCATCACCAAAGAGATGCTGAAGGATTGCGAGATGGTTGCCTGCGAAACCGCTGCCAGCATGGAGCGGTATGCGAAAGAAAACCGCGTATGGACTGACCGAACGGGGGATGCCCGCAAGGGATTACGCGGTGTTGCTTCTCGTTCGTCGCAAGCAATATCGGCAGGGATTTATCAGGATATGTACGGTAAGACCGGTAAAGAATATGGCTATTGGCTTGAAAATGGAACGAAAGAAGTATCAGGCGGCGTAACGTTCGGAGAAAAGTACGGAATCTTAAAGCCAACACGGAACGCCCATGCCGGTATGTTTTTTGACGGTATCGAAAAAGCATGTGGACAAGCGCTCAAACGGCAATAAGGAAAGGAAACCATGCGGAGTGCACTGTATGCGGAACTGGTAAAACTTTATCCGGTGTATTACATCGGTAATGTAGAAAAGACAGCAAAAAAGCCGTTTCTTATTCTGCAATTTGAACACGGTATTAAAACGCGGCTGGGAAGCTGGAATATGGTTACAGTGAGCGTCTATGTCCCCGCTGGGGATTTTGAACTGCTTGATACCGCTTGTGAAAAAGTTATTACTGCATTGGACGGAAAGCATCTAAAACGAATCAGGAGCGGCGGTGTTTTTTTAGTGCAATACGTTGATTGCTCAAGTGATTTGATAGAGGATTCACTTGGCGCAATTTCAAAACAGCTCAATTTTAAAATCCCCGTTTTCGGCGGAGATTTTATGTAGATAAAATGGAGGTTAAAAGACTTATGGAAAAGAAAAACGAATACGGGTATTCAATCGGACAGATGCAGGCAGCGCGTCTGAATGCTGACAAAAGCTGGCCGTCTCCTAACGATTGGGAAGATACCAATCCTCAAACCGGTGAAGTGAGAAAGCACAGGGGAGGACTCGTCGGTAAAATAGGGCCGTTCAACATTGACGGCTGGACAACAGACGATTTAAAGCTGACTGTTCTGTACGGCACCAAAACGGAAACCTTTACCTTTGCCTCGACTGCTGCGGATAAAAAAGCCGTTTCCGTTGCAGACATGGTAAAAGACTTCAATACTGCCTTTACTGCGCTCAAGCCGAAAGGGATAAAGCTCAAGGCGGCTAAGACGGTCATCGGTACCGATTACGATGCGGAGTATCTTAAAATCACGACAGAGAATGCGGGAGACTTACCGTTTTTTGCCCCGATTGGATTTCAAGGAAAGCTCGCCGAATTACTCGGTATTGTCGGCTATGTTTCGACAAAAGAAGCGAAGAGCTTCAAAGACGATTTTGACAAAGAAAGCGGTAAAACGGTTGACGCAACAAGTGGACACGGGATCCGCTGTACAATAAAAGAAGCGGATAAAATAAAGGGCGTCAATATTACCGCTTCTTTTGCAAGCCTCCCAAATAAGTTTTTTGCCCTTGTTACCGGCAACACGTATAACGAGGAAACGGGAGAGCTGTATATTGATAATGCCGGAAGCCCGCCGCTTGTCACCTTCCGTTACTTCGTAGAGCAGTACGAAAAGGGGCAAAACACAAAAGGTAGTTATGCCCGCGTCAAAGTAGTCATCTTCCCTTCCTGCCAAACAACACCGACCGGCAGCGAAGCAAGTGAAGATGCTTTTGGAGCTGTCGAACTGCAAGGCAGCGGCGGAGAAAACAAGCGCAGTAATTTACCCTTGAAATTCATCAAAGAAATTTCGCTTGCCGACTACACGCAGTACGTACAAAGCTAAGAAGATTCTTCGCCCGTCTAAGAAATACCGGCGGGCGGAGCTTCATCGTCAATCAAGAGGAGATATCTATGTTTGAAAAACTACAATCTTTTTTCAAAGGGAAAAGCAGACGACAGGCAATCAAGGCGGAGATTGCAAAAATTGAAAACGAATCTCCAAAAAACGAAGCGGAACGGCTTGCAATGGCTACTTGCGAATGGGTAGAGCTTTTATGGAACGGGACGAAACAAAAGTTTTTTATTCACAAAACGAATTTTCAAGAACTTTTAACCTGTGGGAGCTTTCCCAATATTTTATACAAGTTTGTCAATGGCATTACCGAAGCGGTCGGGGCAAAAGAAGCGGTATCGGAAATTGACCTTAAAAAGATGAAAGAGGAAGAAGATGAATTCCTCGTTGAACTTGCAAAAAAAAGTATGGTAACTCCGACGTATCAGGAATGTTACAACGCTATTTTGAAAATACGCGGCATCAATGAGAGTACCCTTAACGACGTTATCCCTAAAGATTTCTTAAATGATCTTTTTCTTTTCTACCTTACAGATTGGGAGCAAGCCGTAAAAAAAAATTTGGACGCGTTCAATTTGCCCGCTTCGGACGGCTCGCAAAATACTACAGATGCAAGCCCAGTAGCTACATCAGAGGCTTAAATGATTTTGAAGCCTTTTTGTTCGATGAAGCATGTCTCGTTGCTGTTGAAGTAGAAAATCAGCAGCGGGAAGAAAAAGATAAGGCGCAGAAAGTGAAAGAAAAAAGAGAAAAACAATTTCAAAAAGATATGGCAGAGACCTTTGCAGGGGATGATACATAAAACGGGTTAGGCAAATGGGACAGAGTTTAGGCGAGATATATGCGGAATTAGCATTAAAAACAGATAAGCTTCAAAAAGGGATTAGAGAATCCAATCGCTCTCTTGCAAAACTTGAGCAGGATATTGACAATGCAGTTGACAGCATCAATGCGAAGCTCGCTGCTATCGGTGCCGCTCTTTCTGCCAGTGTAACGCTCCCTTTAACCTTGCTCGGAAAAGCCGCGCTCGATACCTTTACGAATTTTGAACAGTCCATGCAGAATACTTTTTCTGTTATGGGGGCAAGTGCATCCGAAATGGAAGCCTTGCGAAAGAAAGCGGAAGAAATGGGTGCGACAACCCGCTTTAGTGCAAGTCAAGCCGCCGATGCTCTCTATAGTTTAGGTTCAGCAGGTCAATCAGCTACTCAAGCAATGAACAGTCTCGACGGTGTGTTACAGCTTGCAGGAGCGACGGGAAGCGATTTAGCCTTTACCTCAAGCACGATTGCTTCAACTCTTTCGCAGTTTAATCTACAAGCAGAAAAGTCAGGGCACATTGCCGACGTGTTTTCATTGGCTATCAGTAAAAGCCAAGCGAATATGACAAAGCTCTCGTATTCAATGAAGTATGTCGGACCCGTCGCTGCCGGTTTAGGGGTAAGTCTTGAAACCTCAACCGCTGCGTTAATGCGACTTTACAATACCGGTTTCGGAGGAGAGCAGGCGGGAACCATCTTACGGTCAGGCTTACAAAAGTTAGCCAGCGGTACGGATGATGTCAAAAAGAAACTCCAAGAATTAGGAGTAAGCTACGATGAAGTAAACCCGAAAACAAATAACCTTGCCGACATAATCGAGCGGCTGAAAAATGCAAATATTGATGTTGCCGCCTCAAGCGATTTATTCGGCGAAGCGGCGGCAGCCGGTATGCAAGCGCTTATCGAAGGCGGCGGGGATGCCCTCCGCACGATGGATGGGCTTTTACAAGCATCCGACGGGGCGGCAAAAAAGATGCAGGATATTCAAAATGCGTCTTTCGCAAATACCAAGGCGGAACTTGCGAGCGCCTTTGAAGCCGTGCAAATTACCCTCACCTCAAATATTATCCCGGCCGTCGATGCGTTTGCGAAAGGCATTACCCGCATTTTGCAGTTCGTGAATGAGCTGCCGGTCGGAGTTCAAACAGCAGGAACCGCACTGATGGGACTTGCCGCGGCAGCGGGTCCGTTACTGCTCGTTGCAGTCGGCATTAAAAAGATAAAAGCTGAAATGGTACAGCTGAACCTTGTCATGTCAGCTAACCCGATTATAGCATGGGGCGCTGCCGTTGCCGCCGCCGGCGCTATTGCCCTCGGCATTATTGCGCAAGTGAAAAAAGCGCATGAAGATGCGATGAAACATGCTGAACGACAGCTTGAACAGGCGAAAGCCCTTGCTTCCGATGCCGCAAAAAGCGGGAACAAAGGGCGGAGCATCCAAGATTTATTAGGTAAGTACGACAGCTTAAAAGGGAAAATACACGACAGCAAAGAAGCGCAAAGCCAATTCAATAGCGTTGTTGAACAGCTGAAACAGATTGTCCCCGATGCGCAAGGAGCATTACGGGCGCAAGGAGAGAGCCTCGAACAGTTTGTTACAAAAGCGCGAAAGGCTGCGCGAGATGCGCTTAAGCTTGAGAAAGTCAAAAATGAGCGGGCGCTTTTGTTATCAAAACAAGCGGCGAATGAAGCGCAAAAATATGTTGCTGAAAACGAATCAAAACTTGAGCGGTCATTCAAAATTTATAGTCAGGACATCCAGCGCACCAATACATACGAATCTATTTTTGAGCAGTTTAAAACAGCGCGTCTTCAAGGAGATAAAGAAAAACAAGCGGCGATAGCCGAATTAAAAAAGATAGCGCATTTTCTTAAAAAAGATGTAGGGGAAGACGGCTTTAGCTTTGCTTCTTTTGAAGATATGTTTGCTTCACTTGAAATAGTAATCACTCAAAACAACAAAAAACTTGCAAAAGACGGAACATCATTAAAAAAACAGCAGGCGCTTTTAGACGAGCAGAAACAGATTATTACGGAAGCTAATCAATTAAAGCTGAAAATAGAAACGGGCGCGGACGCACTTGCGCAATTAGATAAAAAAGAGGATACGCAAACAAAGAATCAAGCACTTGAAACTCTTCAAAAAAAATGGGAGCAGTTTAAAACAAGCGGCATACAAGCGGTCAAAGAGCGGAAAAAGATTGAGGGGGAAGCATTTGATGAAAATAAAGAATACTATGAATTCTTAAAAAACGAAATTAAACAGGTTGCCGAATTGCAAAATATTGTCGATGGAAACGGCAATAAAATAAAGCTGACTTCGCAAGACTTAGCCGAATTTATTCGCCTACGCGAACAATTTAACAAGCTACTAGAAAAGGGTAAAGGCGGACATAAAGGGCCTAAAACAAAGGAAAAAGATACTTCTTACCAAGCGCAAATAGCAGAACTCGATAAGTCCTATCAAGAAAAACTCGCAAAAGCAAAAGAATATGGGCAATCCAGCCTTGCCGTTGAAAAGGAGTATCAGCAAAAGCGGCTTGCACTTATCGAACAATTCATTAAAGAGGAAGATAAGAAAAAAGGCGCGGGCAAAGGAATAACTGTTGAAACAAAACTTGCGACAAAAGATGAGAAAGGTTCCGGCGTAACGCTCGGCGATGAGCTCACTAAAACAAAGCTGATGAGTGATGCGTTCGGGCGGTATCAAGTACAGCAAAAGGAATTACAAGCAGAGCTTAAAAAAACGCAAGAAGAAATAATCGCTACGCACGATAAAATTGCAAAGGCAAAAGCCCAGATTGAAGCGGCAGAAAAAAACGGCAAAAGCAGAACAGAAATTGAAGCTCTCAATCAAGATTTACAGGCAATGCAAGTCTATTCTCGGCAGTTGGAAGAAAAGGCGCAAAACATACGGATAGACATAAACGAAGCCGAATTATCATTTTCACAAATAAAAAGCGGACTGAACGATATTGAAAAAATCGGCAAATCAAAACTTCAAATACAGCTTATCAACATAGAAGAGGAAAGAAAACGACTTTTAAAAATTATTGAAGAAAGCAGACGGGCAAAAATAGCAGCGGCAAAAGACAACGCCGAAGAAATATCAAGAATTGAAGCGGACGCAGAAAAACAAAAAGATAAAGTTAATAAAGACGCTGATAGGCAAACGCAAAGCGCAAATGCTGCCGCCGCCAACGCATACATACAAGGCGGAATAGGTATCGCTAAAACCCTTACAAAAGTAATAGCCGATTCTATCGAGCAGGGCTGTATTGACGGCTTTGCTGCAATGCAGGCGAGCGTCGACATACTTAATCAAATAGGTGATATGGTAGGGGATCCTATAACTCAAGCAGTTATAAAATCCGTAGCGGCGGTAATCGAAATAACGGGGACGATATTAAAAGCCGTAAATGCAGCTTCAATAAAAGCATTCAATGAAGAAATAAACACGATTGTAGAAAATTCAAAAGAAACGGCAGAAGAAGCCGCAGATAAAATTATTGACAATATCGAAAAAGAAATAGCCGAAAAAACAAAATCACCGATGCTTGAAGCCGCAAAATCTATTATGGGAGCTATTACCAGCGGTTTTCAATCGGGAGATTTTAGTAATTTTTCTAATACTATTGATGGAATTATAAAAAAATTAGTCATCGACAAAATGATAATGTTTTCAGGTCTTAATGCCGGTATACAAAAGTTAGTTGATAATATGTTTAGTGGTTTTAAAGGCTCTGGCGAACAACAGCGAAATATTTTAGAAGAGCAAAATCAAAAATTATCGGAAGAAAGAAAAACAACAGAAAAAGAGTTTGTCGCTTACCAAAAATTACTTGAGAAAAAAAAGTATCTACAAAAGCAAGAACAAGGTTGGTGGGGCTCTTTAGTAGGTTCGCATGCGAGAGATAAGGGCTATACCTATTGGACGGGTAAAGATTTTACAAAAGCCTATGCAGATATTGATAGAGAATTAGCAAAATTGGAAGGATCGAAAGCTAAATATGAAAAAGCTGTTGCAGCTATTGAAGAAATTAAAAAGAAAAAAGAGCAATTAGAAAAAGATATTCGAGAAGGAAAAATAAAAGAAACTGGCATAGATCCGTCCCAAATAATGGGTTTTGATAAAGAAAAGCTCAATCAAATGATAAAAGAATTTGGCGAGCCGATGAAAGAGATGTTAAAAAAACTTGGCTTTGATGTAGATAATGATTTAAAAAAATCCTTATCTGATGGAATGTCATCGGCGATCACTTCCGCACTCGGAGAATCAGCTTATAACGCCGATTGGGCAAGTTTTAAAAAATCATTCGCTTCGGAAATGAAAAAGGCGATTATTCAAGCAGCTGTTGAAAGTGCCGGCATAAAAAAGAAAGTCGATGCGATTATTCAAGATATTATGAAAGACGGCAAAATTACCGGAGACGAAGTAACCGGTACAATTGATAAGCTGAAAAATCTCTATGATAATTTAGAAGGGAATATGGCCGAACTTTCAAAAATTACAAAAGCATTGGAAGGGGGCGTAGAGCTTAAATCAAAAGCATCAGGCTCAATTATTCAGCAGCTTTCAGGCGCCGATAGAGACGTGTTACTTGAAGCGATCCGCGAAGGCTTTAAAACAATCAACCAAGTTATCGATCTAAAAGAAACGACTATTCAGCATCTTACCGCTACCCAAATTATTATCAATTCAGTTACGTATAACTCCTATAATAGCACCATTAACATAACAGCAACCGAACAAACGGATTTACGAGCTGTTTTAACAGAGATTGTACAACAGGCATTGGCAGGATAAGAAAACTATGAGAATATTTGACGAGAAAAAAGAGTTAGACATTCCCAAATGGATAACCGCCTCAAGCAGCGCTTCAACAATCCAAACGCAAACAGTGAAGCTCAACGACCGGCATGGAGAATACCTAACCGGAAAAGAGCAGTACGGTAGTAAGACATTTCAATGTTCAGGGACTATCCCGACCGATTCTGCCTGCGCAGTAGAAAAAGAACGCAGTAGACTACTCTCTTTATTAAGTGGTAAAGATTTAATCGTTTATCGCGATGACGATGATACCATCTTTTACCGATGCCGATTAACAGGGCAGATACAGATAACCTATTATAATGGAGAAAATCTTCATAAAGTCTTTACGATTAGTTTTACCCTTAAAGCCTTTGATCCGTTCGGCTATGGGCAGCGAAAAATCGAAACGATTGCAGGCGGAAGGCGAGACATATCCATTGTAACCGAAGGGAATTTATCCACCGTGCCGGAGATTGCTATAGGCGATATCGAAAAGGTTTCAGGCCTTTTAGTGCACTGTAATGGAACGGAGCTAAAAATTTCCCGTGAAATAGCGATACCGCACGGCAAAACGCTCCTTTATAAAGACGGAACCCTCTTTTTAGATGGGGAAGACTATACACGCCTTTTAACGCTTTCAAGTATTATTCATCCGCTCTACTTTATTGCCGGTCATAATACCGTTTCTATTTATGTTCCGACGGGAACCGTTACGGTTGCTTTTAACGGGAGATATCTATGATTATTTTTTACGATAAAGACGGCGCAGGATTGGGAAAAACCTATGAATGCGGGTGGAGCTTTTCACAGAAAAAGAACAAAGAAGGAACCGGTAAACTCGACCTTATCGATTATCCTCACGGCGCAAAATATGCGGAACTTTACAAAGATACAGAAAAGATGCAAACCGTTGTCCTTATCGAGCATTCGAGTAATGAAAGTAAAACAAGTACGAGCGTAAAAACGCTTGAAAGTCTTTTTAAAAATTATCGTATTCCGGAGGCTTGGCACGGATGGGATAAAAAACCTTTAAGCTTTGTGTTAGCTGACGCAATATATGGATTCGATTATATTCAAAAATCCACCTTAGAGGATTTCACCGATTATATCGAAAAAGTCAACATCGGATTAAATAAAATAAAAGACGGCGATATCCACCTTGATTACCGGGAAGTGGGAGATAGTATCCACTATTATGAAAAAGGATCTATTACATTCGCTTTTGACTGCGGGGATGCGGTTGGTCAGCGGTACGTTAGATGGATTGCGACAATCGGTGAAAAAGTCTCTATCAGTGTACAATCGGCTTCCTCTCACACTCCTATCGTCAACATAGCCGATGTTGATTTTTCCGCGTCTCCGGTTCTTTTTCCCCGCCGCGATATAGAACATGATAGCAGTCTGTCAGGGGTAAAAATTGCAAGTGATAAGCGTTATGTTGCAGTACGTTTTATCCTATCCTATCACAATGCCGACTGGATACAGGATTTCGCAACGCACAAAGTATATAATCAGCATAACACATTAGTCGATAGAACAGTACGCGGCTTTACACCGGTTATCCGCGCTTTTGAAGTTATTACCAGAAAAAAGACTGAATTTTCGATTAAATCCACTCCTACCGATATGAATGAATTAGTAGAAGGCATAGAGCTTTCCAATACTACACTCTGGGATGCTATTCAAAAAATACGGGAAAAATACCCCTTTGATACTGCCTGTACGTTTGAAAAGGGGCGCGTTTTTTTCACTTTTGAACGGAGTTTAACGAAAAATAAAAAGATGCAAGCGGACTATCTTTTACGCGCAAGCGACACCGCTACCCAGCAGTTAAATAATACCGTCATTAAAGAATTAAAGCAGACCGTTCAAAAGGTAAATGTACTTCATTGCTACGGAGAGGGGGAAAAACAGCAGCGGCTATACCTTCGTATCCCTGAGGTGGGAACCTATGATAATGGGTCAACGGTAGAAGATACGTTTACCGACACTAAGATAAAAACACGGCAAGAGCTGAAAAAAGCCGGTTTAGAAAAACTTAAAGAAAAACGAAAAGAAGAAAATCCGGTTTTTGAAGTTGAAACGCTCTTACCCATCCGTTTATTTGATGAAGTTTCGTTAGTTCATCCTAAAAGCAACACGATATACGATGTTACCGTGCAAGAAGAACACATTTCATACAAAGAAAATAAGCTTACGCAAAAATTTGGTATCGGCGGTTTTCTTTTTAACCCTCTTTCAGCCCTTATCCCGCAAAAAGATAACGATACGGAGCGCAAAATAGTAAAGTCACCGGTGTGTGTTCAGGCAACGGGAAAACAGAATGCTATCAGTATAACGTGGGAGGCTGACGGCGAGGATTTTGTAATAAGATGGAAGGAAAAGACACAGGATTTTTATAACTACCGGCATACTAAGCAAAAACAAGAAGTAATTGAACGGCTGAAAGCTGATACCGACTATACGTTTAGCGTTGCTTCCGTCTCAGACGGACTTTTATCGGATTATACGGCGGAAGTTGTATGCCGTCCGCTTTCCGCCGATATGTCATTTCCTTTAGACGGAAGCGCATTAGTACATACCTGCTTTGATGAAACACCTCAAGCACTGCCACAAGTTAATCCTTCCTATACAGCATGGCAAAGTCGTATCATCGAATACGATTGTACCGGCAAACAAGCAATTACAATGACATTTGCCGAAGCGCTTAACAATGTCATTATTTTATCGGGCACTTTACACAATGATTTTACCTTGCGCTTATTTTTTGATAGTCAAAACGGTAACGGCGCAAAACAATATCAGATCATTTATAGCCTCACCGGCAATTATACCGTTACCATCAAAACCGATGTAGCGCATACCCGTACCATTGCACAACACATTAGAGAAGAAACATACGGCGCGGGATGTTATGCGGTTGTCGATTTTAAAGGAAATATCTGGCACTTTAAAGGTGAAAAAGGTACAGGCGGCACATTACAAAATATAGATGCGGTCGATTTTATTGAAGATGCCGATTTTATTATTACCGAAGGGAATAAAGATATTCAGAAGGTGCACAAAACCGGAGCCCTCTCTGCTATTCAACAATTTGATAGCCCCATCGGGGAAGTAAAAATATTTTATGACGGAGCGTACAAGCACGGCTTTTTAGAAGCAAACGGACTTCCCTTTAGTCCCGACGTATTCCCTGAATTTGCTGTGTATGTAAAGCGTATATTTAATATCGGTATCGATCCGGTTACCGGTTGGCCGCTCCGCCCGAAGCTTACAGGGCAGATGCCTGAAACAAAAGTATTTTTAAAAGCAGTACAAGGGGTATAAACTATGGCATATACAAATGAAGCGTTAGGCAAGGCGTTAGAAGATTTAACCGCCGCTTATAATAATTTTATCACTAAGGCAAAAGAGGCGGCAATCGCTGCAATAGGCGATACGGTTATTGCTCAAGTTAAGCAGGATGCTAAAGAGTATATCGCTTCCGAGCTTGCCGCACAGAAAGACAAATTAGAAAAAGCGATAGAAACAGCTAAGATTGCCTTACACAATAGTGCAATAGAAGCAGACACTACGCTCAAACAAGCGGCAGAAACAAAGAAGCAGGAACTTGCCGCCCTTATAACTGCCGCAGAAAATACCATAGAAACAAAGTTGACGCTTGCTAATCAGCAAATCAACGATAAAATACAAAAGACCGTTCAGGAACAATTCGAAGCGGCCGCAGACACAACCGTCAAGGCGAAAATTAATACGGCAATCAATGAAACGCTTATCAAAATCTTTCAAAACGGCTATATCCAATGGCCGGGGATGCCTAGCCCACTGGAAGACACAAGCCTCCATTTCGAGGGCTATAGTTGGTACGAGGTCAACTATGACGGTAACTTTTTTAGAGCGAAAGGGCGTAATGCAAAGGCGTTTAGTTCTAAAAAATTGACGATAGAACAAATCAGGAATGGCGATTATATCTTTCAAGATGATGAGCAGGGAGACTCTATTAGGAATATTCAAGGGACGGTATTTCTGAATGCAGCAAGTACAGTTTTTCGTGCAAGCGGTGTTTTTTCTAAGAATAATAACAATACCGGTACCCACGCGGACTGGGGTTGGGTGGGAGAGCAGAAACCGTTTGACAAATTAATATTTGACCTTGAGGGTGTTGTTCCCACAGCCGAAGAAAACCGCTCTCGTAACTTAACATTCATAATTTGGAAATTAGTAAAAGACGAATAATAGGAGGTTATACAATGGAATTTGTAGAAAGAATTGAAATTGAAAATAATATCATTACAAAGCACGTTATTGGCAAAAAGCCGAAGACGGAAAAAGAAGGAATAACTTATATTTACGGCTCAAACTTTCAAGCAAATATCGGCGACGATATCCGTATGTACACTGACTTACAGGCAGGTATTAAAAAGCCGATTGCGCAGCTGGTTAAAGAAGGTCTCGTATCAGTGCCCGAAGGTAAAAAACTCAATGAAGCCGGTACAGACTTTGAAGATATGAGCGAAGCCGAAAAGGTTGCCGCCGGTCTTATTCAGCTCAAGGCCGATGAAAAAATTGAAGGTGATTATATTGTAAAAAAATCAAAAAAAGAGCTTTACGATGAAGGTAAGCTGTCAAAAGAAGAATACAATCTTTACATCGACAATCTAAGGCAAGCCGCCTATCGACAAGAAGCGGATCCGCTGGGTATGCAGGTAATGCGCGGAGAGGTGGAAAAAACAGAATGGCTTGCAAAGATAGCAGAAATAAAACAGCGCTATCCGAAGGTATAAAAAGGAGTATCTGTCATGGAAGCAATAAACTACGCACCCGGCGGGCAAAATATGATTTTAACGGAAGATGCACAAATAGTGCCGGGGGTTTCCGGTAATGCGTGTTATCTTCCGGCGGGAGTCGGTAAAATAGCCCTTGAAGGAGACCGCAATGAACTATCGGTTTCTCTTTGGCGGCAATGGGATGGCATTGTAGAATCTGATACTCCACGTGGCATTTTTGGTTTTAAGAATATCCAAATCTTTTTCGACAATATGACCGACCTTTTAACCGTTGTTATAAACGGCTTTAAGGCGATTACGGATATTAAAGACGACCAGCAACAAACGCATTGGGGTTTCACTTTCGCAAAAAATGGGCTGTTTACAGTGTATAAGAATGCAAAAGAGGTATACGCTCTTGCTGCAGGGGATAAGCCGGCAGATATGACCGACGGCTTTACCATCGGAGGGGGGCGCACTCATGCGACATTCGATGAGGTACGAGTATATAAAACCGTACTGAAGCAAGGGGAGATAAACGGACTCTTTTATTTAGTAAGCAAGGGCACGCAGGTAAAACAGCTTGAAAAAATTGTACAATCGGCTACCCCTAAATACCTCGGTGTTATCGAAACGGTACCGACTACCCGAACGGTGGTTATTACGAAGGGCGAAAGGCTGGGGGCACAGGATGCCAATCCCGGCGACTGGGTATTGATGGCTAAAACAGTCGGCGGCTGGAAAGTCGGGGTGTGTTACCGCTGGACGGGTAGTATGTGGATTAACCTTGAGCCGGAATACAACTACACCGAACAGTATCAGGCGGCGCTGTATCATATTTGCGAGATAGAAGAGCTGATGAAGAATACCGGGCATTTCGGGGCGCTTTTTGCAAAGGTGCTTGTAGCACAAAAGGCATTGATTGACGAACTTTTAGTCAATCAGGCGTTCATTAAAAATCTTGTAGTTCAAAAACTGCATATCGATAGCGATGATACAACACATCAGGATTTTGAAGCATGGTTTGACCAAGAGCACGGCTTGAAAATTAACAACAAGGGAGAGGAAATATTCAAGGTTGATACCACTGGCAATGTCTTTGCGAAGAATGCTACTTTTGCGGATAGTTCATTCTCTGGAAAAATAAGCCCTTCAAAAGGGTTACTAAATTCATGGTATTGGTGTATAATGCGAGAAGAGCTGCAATCAAAATGGTTTGAAGTTTTTGATAAAAGAATAGATATAGGAGAAAGATTATCCTGTTTTGGTGGAGGTGTTTTTTTTAACCAAGACGAATCACAATGGAGAACAGTAATAATATCATTCATTGAACGCATTAGTGAAAATCAATTTGAACTTAATGGATTCCCACTTGAAGAAACAACTTACGCTGCGATATGTCAATTTAACAAAGAAAATACTAGTGTATTTTCAAGAAGATTTTATATAGGATGGTAATATAGAATATGAAGAGATTATATTTTTTATTTTTAATACTTTGCTTTACAGGGTGTATACATGAAATTAGAAGTTCTGTTAATGAAATTCTTTGCCCAAAAGAAATAGCAGATAAAGCGTTGTTTTTTGCTAAAAGATATAGAGATAGTCAAACGGAATATGAATTCGGAGGACAAGATGAATTGCGAGCAATAAAAATAGATTGCTCAGGTTTAATAGTCAATTGTTATCGTTATGCAGTACGTGAATATACCGAATATACATTGCCATTTTTTGACGCTTCCGTTAAAGATTTTTTTCTTAAATATTCAGTTATTACTAATAATCCTAATCCCGGCGATTTGATTTTTATGGGGGATGAAGATACGGATTTCCCAACACATATTGCTTTCTATGTAAAAACAGTTGATGACAATATTTATTTTATTGACTCTACAAAGAAAGAAGCTATGGAAGGGCATCCGTCCATCAATGGGGTAACTGAAAGATTTTATAATAAAAATGATAAAAGGTTTAAATCTTTTGCGAAAATAAAATTATTAAAAAATAGATAATGATGAAAATATTTACTGATCTGAAGCTTTTTTTGCAAGTCTTGCTAATCTTAGGTCAAAATCTCCCATTCTGACATGAGGCATTCTTGAAACTTTTGCAGCTCTTTGGCAGATAAAATAAGCCTCATTATACATTTTTATTCTTTCCAGCAAAATAAGAGGGCGCTCCCAATAAGACGATCCTGTTGGTGTAGTTTTTCCTAAAATTTTTAAGTAAAATATAATAGCTTTTGTAATATCGTCTTTTTCAATGTTTCTAGCTTTCTCATACGTCGATACATATTTTCGAAAATTTTTATCAAAATCAATCATTCCTTCTGTTTCATTTATATTTTCAACATTTATCTTATATTCCATAAAAGCCGTAGTTATATGATTTTCTTGAAAATATACATCTTTCTTAGGTTTTTTAGGTTCGGGTTTTATATCTCCACATTTACGCAATTCAGCAAGTTCTAATTTTGTCAGTTCGTGAGCAGCTTCTAAAAAAACATTCATATCACGTTTTAATTTAAAACAGTCTTGAATACGAGTAACAGGTACTTTTATATCAAGTGAATAGTTTACAAATATTGATGCATCAATTACAGGCAGTTTTTTTATCTCTTGAGGTGTAATATAATCTTTCAGATTTACAGTATTTTTCCCTGTTTTCTGTGTCAAAAGAGTATCAAGATTTTTTAAAAATATATCGTAGTATTTTGTTATATAATTTCTATTAGAAAATTCAAAAGTTTGTGCCATTCGCACTATATCTTTTGCTGTCAGCGGAATATCAAAACTATAAGCCCCAAGTAAATATAAATTATGTGAAAAGATATATTCATATTCATTTTCCTGATTTAATGAATAGAAAAAATCCCTCGCATACTCGCCTTTTCCTTTTAATATGCTGGCAAGAATTATTGCATTGCCGGTATACGTTTGAAAAGACTTTTGTTTGTGTACTTTTCTTAATTTTAAAACAACAGTCATTGCTCTGTCAAAATCACCATCTAACAAATGGCGCTCAAGACCATAGTACAAGAGAAAAACATATCCTATATCTATATCAGCTATATATGGATTAGTTAAAAAATTTAAATACTTCCATCTTTGTTCAGGTGTTAATTCTGAATGAGGCATAATTGTATCTCGTGAGCCGTAACAGGGGAAATAATGCAATTTTTCAACACCTTCCGCATTTTCTGGTTTGTTTATGGGAAGTTTTGTAAAAATAACACTAGGTTCTATTGTTTCGTTATATTCATAAACAAAAGTAATACAGTCAACATTATATTCATATACCTTTTTAGGTTTTTGCGTATAATTTTTATATTTACCGTCTCCTATCCAGATAAGACCTTCTAAATCAGGATGGATTCTTTTAATAACTTCTTGACTGATCTCTACTGATGGTATTTCCCTTTGTTTTATTTCATCAAAAACATTTTCGTGTTGTTTTTGAGATACATTTTCTTGGGGAACTAAATTACTATTAGCTTTCTTTCGCTTAAATAAATCAAAAACAGACATATATATCCCTTTCTTTTTAAATCGGCTAAAACAAACAAAAGCTAAATAATTAAACATTTTTGTTTACCCGATTCGGCAACCCTGTTGTAGATGGTAGCCTATTCAGGCAGCTATTGTCCCAAGCCCTGTGTCGGCAAGGCGTATACGTTTAACGGTGCTGATGCAGACAAGCTGCGGATAGGGCGGTGGTTTTAACTAAAACCTGATAGTAAGTAAGCAAAAGCGGAATTAGTATACTATAAGCGGCGTGAAAGGGCAACATGGGATGAATTGCCTTTTCATGTTAAATCTAGCCGGAAACGGGATGATCGGCTTTTTTAGGAGGGGATGGGAACAGAAAAGATTGGCGAAGATATAAAACTATGATAAAATTATCTCCATAAACTTAAACTATTCGAGGAGTTTATGTTATGACTACTTATTTTACTACCAATGGCAGGGTTATTTCTGACCTTTTGGCTTCATATTCTAATACTTTTTTGGCATTTTTAGAGTTAGTCAATAACTCCATTCAAGCAAAGGCTACCAGAATAGATATAACAATAGATGAATATAAACTTGAGGAGATCTCTCCGATACCGACTATCTCTATAACGATTGTTGACAATGGAGAGGGTGTGTGCTTCGATGATGTCGAACATAAGCTATTCGACATTGGTACTGTTTCTAAAGCAACCGGCAAGGGGATCGGACGATTTGCAGCCTTTCAGATTGGTAAAACGGTCTCAATCGAAACAGTCGGAGAAAAAAACGGCAAAAAAACAAAAACAGCCTTCACCTTGAATAGTAAAACAATCAGTACAAGTCATACAAAAGATTATCCTATCAATATAGATAATGAGCCTTCTACAAGCAACACGTACTATAAAGTTATTATACAAGATTTATATACCGCTGACGAAATTACAGAAAACCCAAAGAGGAAAATTTCAAAACAGTTATTATTAGAAAATATCCATAGGGAATTGTTTTTATGTTATTCCGACCTGATTTTACAATCAGCAATCCATATATTTGTTAATAACCGTGAAGTTTTAACAAAGGATTTTCTTATTGAACCGGCTGAGCATAAGACATTTATATGCAAAGTAGACGGGCATGATATAACAGGAGATTTAACCTTTATTCATTATATATCTAACAAACAAAAAATAAGAAGTATATATCGTACTGAAAACAACGGAATAAAATCGCAAATTTATACAGAATCTTTATCTCTTGATTTGCCTAACGATGACGGGTGGAATATATTAGTAGACGCTGATGTTCTTGACGCAACCACGGGATTGTTCCGCAACTTAGATACTGAACTTGACGAGGGCGCTAAAAATTTCAAGCAAAAAACAAATGAAGAGATAAGGCGCTATTTTATGGAGAAATTTCCTGACTATTATAATTTTTCAAAAAAACTTCAAAAAGACGCCTATTACCCGTATAGATCACAAGAGGCGCCTTCCCAAGCGCACGTTATTACATTTAATCAGATAGCGTATTATCTTGAAAATGAATATAAACTTTTAAGGAAGAATATTGATACAAGAAAAATCATTTATCCGCTGATAAACCTTGCTATTGCTAATGGAGATTTACGGACTATTTTATCATATTTTACGAATTTAAATCCTGCAATAATAAAAAAATTTAAAGAATTGCTAGATACTGTTGATCTAGAAAATGTGATAGAGTTTTCAACAGACATTGCAAAAAAAACATCTTTCTTAGATTTCTTGAATACGATTATATATTCTGACATAAGCAAAAAGGTAAAAGAACGATCGGAATTACATAAAATTATTGAAAATAATCTATGGCTTTTTGGAGAGCAGTATGTCAATACACTGAAATTATTCTCCGACAAAAATTTGCAAAATAATTTACAAGAACTTCGTGCTGCTTATTTTTCATACGAGCCTACAATAAGTGATGAGAATCTCATTGAATGCGCAGATGCTAAAATTAAAGATATAACCGATTTGTTTTTCTTTAATGAAAATATAATCAATGACACGCAAAGGGAAATAATGATAGTGGAGTTAAAAGCTCCATGCTGCGCCATTGGACAAAAAGAGTTAAATCAAGTAGATCGATATTTATATGATATTGAACAAAAAGGGTGTTTCGCGAAAAACTTAAATTATAAAATAATTTTAGTAAGTTCAGAGTTAAGAAATTTTGCAAAATCAAAAGTTGGGCAATTTGACAAAGCAGATAAACACTTATATACAAGATCACAAAATGCTAACATATCAATTTATGTGTATCAATGGTCAGATATAATAGCAGAAAATAGGAGAAGATTATCATTTTTAGGGAATGCCCTTAAAGTCAAAGATACTAATATTCAAAAATTTATTAAAGAGAAATATCCAGATTACGGGATAAAAAAAGCAGTTTTATTGGATGAGTAATTCATCATATCCATAGTATCGACAGAGTATTTAAAGAATCCCTCCCTTGTTGCCGAAAATGGCCATAAGCAGAAATCTTATCAGTTGAGGAGGTATCTTTTTATGAAAAGCCTAGGACAGCCGTGGTGTATCTTTCCGCGAAATAAAGCCAATGGGATTCTCTATTTCCAATTAAAAGATAAAGAAACCGGCGAATATATGACCGCAAAAAGTACCGGCACGAAGGATAGAAATGAAGCGATCCGTTTTGCCAGTCGGTGCTGGGCAGAATATGACCGTACCGGTACAGTCCGGTATAGTACCGGCAATAACATTGCAGCAACAGATGAAGGGACTCATGTTATCAACGCAGACATAAAGGCGTATACTCAAACGGCCATTGATACGATTGTGCAAGGCGTACAGGGCGCTGTTTGTCATAACAATTCCGTACAGCCATACTCTGTATCAGCCGCAGAATACGAAGATGCTCCGGAAGAGATTAAACCACTTTTAGATCGACTATCAACGCTTACCTTTTATGAGTATATCCTCCTTTACTGGAACTATGATGAAAGTCCGTTCATTAAGGGCAAGATACGGACAGGCGCAACTCCGCCAAATCCTGAGCGATTTTACCATCATACAACATGTATTAAAAAGTATGAAAAGTATTTTCCTTCTTGCTTGCTTACCGAAATAATCGGCACGAAAATCGATACAATGCTCGGTGCAATTAAGGGGGCAGGTAAGCTGAAAGAAAGTACCATGCACAAATACTACTCTATCTGTATTCAAGCCCTTCGTTTTGCGTATCGCAATAACCTTCTTGCGCGAGATATTTCACAGCAGATAACGAGAGAATCAAAGGCAACGCGGAAAAAAGCTAAAAAAGAAGCGGAAAAGGCTACTTTTACAAAAGAGGAAATCCGGCAACTTTTCAATGGCGAGCATAATCCGTTCGGCTCTCAAATAAATTGGCTTATCAATGAAGTGCTGTTTAAAACCGGTTGCCGCATTGGAGAAATACAAGCCCTTCAGATGCAAGATTTTATCAAAAATTCAGACGGATATGCGCTCAAGGTTGACAAGAACTATTGCAGAACCGGCAAGCGGCTTAAATGTACAAAAACAGAACGCAGCGACATTGTTCCCCTTTCCGCCGACCTTGCAGAAAAATTGCTCGCACATCTTGAAAGCAACCCGTCTCAAGATGATCCGGAGGCATTTATATTTAGCTCCCGACGAGATGCACATAAACCGTTCTGCTATGAAAGTTTTAACGATGATTTTAATAGAACAATGAGACGATTAGGGATGAAGCGAACGAATTTGACAATACACAGCTATAGGCATACGTTTGCTACCTTTTTACGGCTTGCCGGATTCTCAGAAGAAGAGCTCAAATTTTTAACACGACACGACTGCATAGCTGAGGTGCGGCATTATGCCGACCACTATACGCCTGAAATGGAGCAACTCAAATACAAGGCAGTCAGCGCACTCGATAAAATTATAGAGTAA